AGCCGGGTTGTGTCGGAGCTCACAATCGTCAGGTACCCGACCTTGTGCGCGGTTTCTTCAATCGTCACCACGTTGGCCGCCGGGTTGGACACGGTAAAATCTGCATGAGCGTTGATCGCCGTGAACAGATTGTCAGCGGTCGTATCATTCGATGCGTTCGGCCGCCAGCCATTATCCGCCGAGGGTGCAGTACCGCCGGAGGCTTCCGAGGTGAATGTCACCGTGGTCCCATCGGACTTGGTAAAAACCAAAGTGGTGCCCACCGCGATATTTGTATAATCGGTGACCGTGATAGTAGCATTACCAAAATATCCACCAATCGGATGACGGGCCCAGGCAACAACATTCTGATCGCGTTCGTAAGTAACATTGATCAACGCACCATCATTACGCACCAGCCACACCAGGGTATCGGGTTCTTTCTGGTAGGCCATATCAACAATACCGCCGGCTGTTATATGTTCTGATAAAATTGTCATGTCGGGAGCAACCAATCCATCCACATCCAGGTTGAATGCGAGCTCCCTTAATTTGGTGCCAGCCCGTTGCATGTATAAAACAGCGCGGCCAGCTTCTATCGGGGTTACGTTATTGGATCCGTAGCGTGTTTCCGGAATAACCTGGACATTGGTTGGAGTCACCGGGGCAGAACCACCAGTTAATTTAAACTCACCCCCAACCGTCCCAACCAGTAAACCGGCAGAGGATCCGATCAGCCATTGGATAACATTGACCTGGCTTGCCGCCAGGGCAAACTCAATCGCATCATCATCGGCCCCGGTACCAACCGCCATATTCTCAAAATCTCCGGACTTACTCGCCCAGATGGTTTGAGGGTTGTCATTGGATCCGGCCCAATACAATCGTTCCTCAAAGAACGTGACACACGCCGGGTATTCATCGGCGGATCCGGCAAAGCCCGATGGAGCTCCGGAAAAAGAAATTGTGGATAAGGTCCAGGAGGTATGTGAGCTCCTGGTCAGTTTTCTAGGGGCGTAATTTCTTCCGGCAATGTATAAAGTATCAGCCGATTGACAAAATTTCAGATCGTACAGATCCGCTTCGGTATAGGTCGTTGTGATCTCTACCGGCTTGCCACCCGATTGGACCTGGCCATTATCTTTATAAACTCGAATAAATAGATCGCCGAACTCTAAAATGTAGGCTTGTGTGGTACTGAACTCGAATTGAAATACACGGACCTTCTTATCAAAATCGCCCGTTTTAAGAGTAACCGTATCCAGGGTATGAGTCGCACCAGTGGTGTGTTTCCAGCCCATATAGGTGTCGGCACTTTGCGCGGTGAATTCCATCGTATGCGTACCAACCGCAAACTCGGTCGAGGTATATACTTGCTCGCCGCCACTACTGTTCCCGATCTGCAAACTGATGGCACCGGTTCCAACAACAAATCCTAAAACGTAACGCTGGCCGATGACCGTGGTAATCTGTTCTTCCGCCCATCCATAATTGGAAGCATCGGTAGAAACAATATTCATTAAATTGGTTGAGTGGGCAATAGATCCCGTGCCAACGGACTTATCAGTCCAGCCGGAAATATCACTCGCAAAAGTGCCATTGGGCATCATTTCAGATCCCGATGCCGTTACTTTTGCCTGGGCAATAAAATGGGATCCTCCGCGGCGCTTCAATCCGCCATGCGGCAGAACGTAGGCGTTCTCGAGGGTCTTTAGGGCGTTGTTGTATTTCGCAACGTCAACCCTTCCCAGCAACCTGGGTGAAAATTCCCCGGCTGTAAAATTTGTTTGGACCGGAAAAACTTTTGCCATTAACGCAATCTCGCATCAAGTAAGGTTTCACTTTTAATTTCTTCCGGGGTTCCTTCCTGGGAATCGACACTCATGGCATCGGCCAGGGTATTGCGATATGCCGAAAACATGGTTTCCGCGGTTTCTTTGCTTCGGGTCACCGGGAACGCCAGCCGGTAAGCTAAAAGGTCCACCAGGGTTTTCATCATTAGTGCGTCAAATTCGCTCGGGTCAGTGATGCGCCCGATGAAAATAATGTCAATCGCCGAGGTATCACAATAGATGTGACGGCCGCGACATTGGAAATTCTGGTCATCGTCCGCGGTATCGTAAACATTGAGCACCCGTAAACAATAAGGGTCAGTCGGCATCAAAAATTTATAGAGCCAACCAACAATCGGCGTGCCAGTAACAGCCGCGAGATTCGCCTCCCGGACAGCCGCATTCCAGCTATGTTGCCGGAGCAGAAAATCAACCTCGGTATCGTAAATGCGATTGCATAAAACGGCCGTGGTTGAGCTCTCGGTCAACGAACTGATCGTATTGGCCCCGAGTAAATTTAAAGCCTCATTACAAATGTCAACTTTTGAGGGCATAAGAATTCCTTTTTAAAAATTCCGGATGCAACCGGACCCCGGAGGATCCGGCCACAAACAGAATTGCGTTAGCCTTTGCAGTACATGAGATGAAGATCGATGGTATCGCCGCTAACTGCGGTACCAGCGCCCAGGGAAACTGTAATAATCATCTCCCCGGTTGTCACATATCCCGTGTCATGAGTGGTACTTTCATGAAAGTGCGTAACGGTTCTTGCAGAAGCCGCATCAATCGCACTACAGAAAGCATCAACATCCACGGCAACGGCAGACCCATCGGTTTGAGCCGTATGTGCCGCGTACCCAACATTAACAGTTGCTGACGTTTCAAGGTCAGAAACGATAATGAAAGATTGTGGCAGTATGCGGACCCCAGCCGGGACCTTCATCATTTCAATGGAATCGGAGGTCGTGATTGTATCCCCCGATGTAAAGTTTGCATATTCATACACAACGCCATTACAAGTGGACGGGACATTCTTGTCCGGTCCGCTTCGGTGGGTGGTGTATTCAGTACTATAATAGTCAGTCATCGTACACCTCCTCTATTGGCAAGCTATTTCAATAACGTGATTATCCTGAACGCGAACCGCACCAAGTGACATTTGCGCGTAGGCTTGCATGCTGTAGTTCTTATCAGGTCGTTCAGAAATTTTTGTTTCAATATTCTGACCGATAGAAAGTCCCACACCAGATTTCGCCCATGCCAACACTTGCTGGTTGCCATCCGAATCGTTATTGAGTCGCTCTGTGTGAATAAAATTGAAACCGAAAAAGGAACCTATACTTCCGGTCACCATCGGTTTCTTGTCGTTGTAATCAAAATTTATGATCGGAGTTCCTGATTCAGAAAAAAGATCATCCATTTTGTCTCCGGAAATCGCGAGATACAGTTCTTCATCGGGATCAATGTCTGCTTCCCGTAAAATTTTCCGTGCAGTTCGTAGTTTTGCCATGGTCATTCCAGCGGAACCATGAACTACTTTTTGCGCGGTCGGTAAAGATACATCTGACGCGGCATCGGTCGAGGATACGCTGGTAGCGTTTCCCGTCATCGCGGCCAAAATCAAGTCATCTATAGTTCTACCCATTGCCCATACTCCGGCGGTCAGATACTCGGACTTGGGATCAGATAACATTTTAATCTGATCTGCCTTGTCCACTAAATCTGCCCAGTTGTAATCTTCCATCACAACTTTTCGCCTGGAGTGAGGTGTAGAAATTAACGGCGTGTCGGCATGCCGACTTGTCATTTTTTGCGCGTTTGTCTGTCCCAAGCGGTCAAAATGATCTGCCTTACCTACTACACCCTCATTCACACGCACAAAGTTTCGCAAACGCGAACCCTTCTGCTGGGCAAGGTGAATGAAATTGGAGCGGTACTTGTTTACAAAAGCCTTGTTGACTTCAGTGCTCATTTCATTACCTCTTTTGAGGAATTAATAATAGAGAGGTAACCGACCACCGGGCTCTCGGATACAACGGTTGGGCCCTTACGGGGTATCCGGGTTTACTGCAATGCAACTAACGGAGGGTCCGTTACCGGGTCCGTAGTCACTGTGCCAGGATCTTCGACTTCCACGGGCTTGCGAATTGCTACCTCGCACAACCCATAATAATCATCGCTCCTGGCTGGTTGATCATAATGCAAACAATAATCATGCTTTTTGCCTCTCAATCGTCCGAGGCGAAAAGGATTGTCCTTTCTCGATAATACAATTCGTTTCTTTCCAAAATTTTTGCACTCGCCACATGTAATATCGCTTTCCATTTATTCCTCCGGGTAAGCCATATCAAACAGGCGGTCCCGATAAGCAATGGCCTCGGCATGCTTGGAATCGTCCTTATTCCAGTATGCCTTGTAATATTTATGGCCAGGCTTGTTGAATTCCTCGATTTCTTTTTGTGCCGATGTGACATCGAGAAAACTGGAATCATGTTCCGCATCCAAGGGGCGAGCCTCCTGGCTTTTTAATCCCATCTGGTAAAACGCCTTGATCAGCGCCGGATGGGAACCTCGCGGATCCGAGGCCAATAACTTTTCGAGTTCCGGACCACCAAATTCTTTCATGGCGCGTTGTGCAATAGCCACGTTGCGATCATATCCTTTATGGCCCCATTCTTTTTGCAGTGCCGCCTCACCCTTAAAGTAGGCTTCATCCATGTGCAATTTTTGGTCAATTTGGGAATCCAGGGCAAACTTGTTATAAAAATCTAGGATGGATCCCAATTGATTTTGTGATAACCCTTGATCATGTGCCAGTTGTTTGAATGCCTTTTCCGAATTTTCATCGTATGACATTCCTTCCGGCATATCGGGGCGTGCATACTCATAATTGTCCGCCGTTTCGGGGCGGCCCATCTTGGTATAAAAATCGTTGCGCTCTTCATCAGTTGAATCTTCGCCTGGGATCTTGACCGAGTTGCCCATCATCCTGGAAAGATGAACATGACCTTTGGCCAGATCACCGACCGATTGATACTTGCTCAATGATTTCTCTCCCCGGTAATCTTCCGGGACATCATCGATCCATGTGGCTGGTGCTTCCAGCGGCGCTTCTTCAGATTCGCTCGAGGTGTCGGTTGCCGGCTCTTGCGTTTCAGTAATCATTCAGTATCTCCTTTTGATTTGAGTTCTTCTCCGAGTTTGACCGTTTCCTTGATCAGTAAATAAACAAACCGACAACCCTCCTGGAAATAAGTTCCATACGGATCGTTGGCAACTACACTGGATTTTCCCTGGTACATCTCTTCCAAATCTTTTAAAACCTCCAACCCGGCTTGCGTATTGAAACATTGAAAATAATTGACCGCTACTTTCTTGCGTTCCTTGTCATTAAGCTGGGGCTCCCATTGTTTCTGTTTCATTTGCCTCCTGTAATGCCTTGATACCAGGGCCGGCCTTACCTATTCCCTCAGCCGCTTGCATCAATTCGTTTGTTTGTTTTTGTTCCTGGGCCTGTTCGGCTTTCATGGTTCTCATTTGCATGATCTCTTCATCCGACCGTAACGCTTCACCTGGAACTGCCAGGCGGTCCCCGAGGATCCGTAATGATTCTTCAAAATTTACCAGGTCAATAATGTCGGGAGAAAATTGGGCGGCCTGGCCGAGCATGCCAAACCATTGCGTAATCGCTGTGACATCAGAAAGTTTTTGTGCTTTGGCCAGACTCCCAACAAATTCGACATCAATGTCGCTTAAACCATTTAATATTTCCGGCGGAGGAGGAAATAAACCGGTCCGGTAACCGATAGAGAATGTTCGTAACACCAACGGCATGAGCACCTCGGATTCAAAACGTGAAACCGTAGGGCCTAACATGCGCTGGAACTGATCCCGGAGCTCGATCACTTCTTGTGCCGTCATGTTCGGTTTTTCCGGCATGACCAACTGGTCTGCCATAAACATGGACCGGATACCACGTTTGAGCTCATCCCCCTTTAAGTTGGTGAGATCAAAGCGGCCTTCAAATGGTAAAAATTTAATGCGTTCGGGTTCGCGTGAATAATTGATTGCCCCTGGAATAAGTTTGAATGCTCCAACAATTCCCTGGTGTGGTGCAATGAGTGGCGGATCGACCGCCTTGTTGAGAGCTCTAAGCTCTAACTCGCGGATCTTGTTTAAAACTTTAATGTCGGCCATGGCCACATCGGCCGGGGATCTTCCCCAAAGCTCGCCGGATTCCTTGGCGAACCTTCCGATGGCGTACGGGAATTCGTTGTATCCCGACTCGGCAACTTTTTCTTTGCCATGTGAAAATATATCGATTGCGGTCCATGCCTGGATTTCCTTACCGCGGCGTTTTTTCGAATGGTAATCCTCGGCTGGGAGAACCACGCGGAGAAAATCATACTCCTCATCCGGTTTTTCCCGGGCGGCCTCGCGTACAACCTCGGGCAAATTTTTCATCCCGAATTGCTGGGCGGCTTGCCTGGCGCTTAACTTGTATTCCCAAAACAAAGTATCAGGCACACCACGGCGATCCTCGGCAAACACAAACTCACCTATCGGCATGGATTTATAAATGATGCCGTTGAAGTTCGGCGTGGTCATATCATCTTCATCAACCATGATGCAGATGGTACCGAATGAGGTGTAGTCCAGGAATGCCTCACCAATCACCGAATAGAAATTACTCTGGTGCATGGTAAAAAACATTTTCTCGACCACCGCATCGAACCACGCCAGGACTGCCGGGTCATCATTGAGTGATGCCATCGGGTGCGCTTTAGGGATCTTTAGCTTGTACCAGATCACCGAGCTCGGGCAGAGCGAGTTCTGCATTGATAGAGCCAGGAGTCTATTCGCCTCAGTGGCCGTGGAGTCGAATCTCTTGTTGGTAAACGGTTGCCCATGTTGAAATGTTGACGAATCGACCTTGCCTTTTCTTGGGCGAATATAATCCCGAACATCTCTGAAAAAGGGCTCCCATTGGGTGCGCCTTTGTTTCAGTTTATCGTGTCGCTTGATCAGCGAAATAACATCTGGCATTTAGTCTCCTAACAGTCTTTTTTTATAACTATTAGCATCGGATGTATCCCCCAAAGCGCCGGTCATGATCGTGGATCTCCGACCTTTTCGTTTCCTCGCTAATATCGCCATACGTTCCTCTTTTTCCTCGGCCGACTTGTCAATC